GGAACGGAGGAAAAAAATAGATGACTAAATTATGTCCAAGAGGTAAAGCGGCAGCAAAAAAAAAATTTAAGGTATATCCGTCAGCATACGCGAACGCATATGCTAGTAAAATTTGTGCAGGTAAAATTAAAGATCCATCAGGAACTAAAAGAAAAGATTTTAGAGGACCAAAACCAGCAGGTGCTCAAGAAGGAACATTTGTTCAAGCTCCAAAACCACCAAGAAGAGGTAAAGGTAAAGGACCTCAAAGATTAAGCACTGAATATATTAAAAAGAAAAGAGCTTATGATGATTTAGTAGGTAATGATAAAAAAAGAAAACGAATGCAAGATCCAAGAATGAGACCAGGTGCAAAAAAAGGTGCATTGATGATTATCATTGGTGTTGGTAAAAAGAAAAAAGTCGATAAGAAAATGGGTGGTGGTATGACTGCAGGCTCTATGTCCGGTATGGGTAGATTACAAAAAGCTAGAATGATGAACAAAGGTGGTGGTGCTGACACTGGTAAAGCTGGAGAAAGAACTAGTAAAAGAGAAGTTGCTAGGGACAAAATGAAAAGAGTATTAAGGGGTGACATAGAAGGCTCAATTGCTCCATACAAAACTAAGAAAAAAATGGGTGGTGGTATGATGAAATACAACAAAGGTGGTGATGCAAAAATCAAAAAAGTAATTACAGGTTTACACAAAGCATCAGCTACACATAAAGCTCAGGCAAAATCTTTACAAACTGTTGTAGGCAAATCAGTTGGTGGTATGGCCGACTATTACAAAGATTTAATGTAATGTATAAAAAAGGATCATGTTGGGACGGCTACGTTCAAGCTGGCATGAAGAAAAAAGGTAACCGTATGGTTCCTAATTGTGTACCCGCAGGTTCTAAAAAAATGGCTGAGGGTGGTCTTACAAAATGGTTTAAAGAAAAATGGGTAGACATAGGATCAAAAAAGAAGGGTGGAGGATTTAGAGAATGTGGAAGAAAATCTGCAAGTGGATCAAAAAGAAAATATCCAAAGTGCGTCCCTGCTGCCAAAGCAGCGAGGATGACAGAATCCCAGAGGCGGAGTGCCGTTGCAAGGAAAAGAAGTAGAGCACAAGGTGTAGGTGGTAAACCTACAAATGTTAAAACGTTTGCAAAAAGAAGCTAATTAGATATATTCACTTTGTGGATATATATACAATCTCACTTATTCAAAAAGTTATTAAACGTTCATTAGAGCGTCTCAAAGACCACGCTATATATGGTGTTGACACTATGGAGCAACTACAATATGTTAGGGGTCAAATCAAATCCTATGAGGATTTGCAACAGGAAATAAAAGACCTGCTGTCAAGAACGGAGATAGAAAATGAACAAGTCCACGGAGACACCGAAACGGACTGAAGCACTCTTAGACGCTTACAAAAGCGAAGAAGAAGTCAAAACAGTCCTTGATCCTAAAGCGATCAAAAAATCAACACTAGAAAGTTTACCGACACCTACAGGATATAGATTATTGGTATTACCATATGCTGGTCCTAAAAAAACCAAGGGTGGAATTTTACTTTCTGACACAACTCAAGAAACTATACAGATGACTACAGTATGTGGTCTTGTGCTAAAAATGGGAGATCTTTGTTATCAAGATAATGACAAGTTTCCTAAAGGGCCTTGGTGTAAACTACAAGATTGGGTAATCTTTAGTAGATATGCAGGTTCAAGATTCAAAATAGAGGGTGGAGAAGTTAGAGTTCTTAACGATGACGAAGTTATTGCTAAGATTAACGACCCATCTGATATTTTGCACCATTATTAAGGAGGACTAAATGGCTGAAGAAACAAAAAACGCAGAAGTTGAATTAGATACTGATGGAGTAAATGAAGAAAGGGTAGACATACCTGAAGCAAAAGAACCAGATGAGTCTTTTGCACAAAAAGAAGATGTTGATCTTGGTTACACTGACATCAAAGGTGAAGACAATGTAACTGGAGAAAAAACTGCAAAAGAACTTTTGCAGGAAACTAAAGAAGAACCTAAAGAACAACCAAAGCAAGTTGAATCAAAAGATACTGATGAAGAAGGCTTGCAAGATTATTCTGATAAAGTTCAAAAGAGAATAAAAAAACTTACTTTTCAAATAAGAGAGGCAGAGAGAAGAGAAAAAGCTGCTGTCGATTATGCGAAAGGTCTTAAGAATAAATATGAGACTGCCCAGGAGAAGTATGAGGAAGTCGATACTAATTATCTTAAGGAATATGATGCAAGAATTGATGCAGAAAGAGATAAGGCAAAAGCTGCATTAAAAGTTGCATTTGACTCTCAAGATCCTGAACAAATTACAGAAGCTCAGGATAAGCTAACTAAATTAGCTGTTGAGAAAGAAAAAGTTTCTATGACTCTTTCAGAAAAAGAGGCTAGAAAAAAAGAATCTGAGTCAAAACCACAAGAAACTACTCAAGAACAGCCACCAATCAGTCAAAGAGCACAGGAATGGGCTTCAGACAATGAATGGTTTGGTAGTGATCGAGTAATGACTTCTGCTGCGATGGGAATACATGATGAGTTAATGCAGGAGGGAATTGACGCGGAGAGTAACGAGTACTATAATCAAATCAACAAACGTATGAAGGAATATTTCCCTCAGAAATTTGCCGCTTCGACAGAAGAAAAACCTGTTGCTACGAAGGAACCCGTCCAAAATGTAGCCTCAGTTAGTCGTAGAGCAGGAGGACGCAAGTCTGTGAAACTCACCAAATCACAGGTAGTTATCGCTAAGAAATTAGGGGTGCCACTAGAGGAATACGCTAAATACGTGAAGGAAGGAGCATAATATGGAAAAAGTAAAAACTTCACGCGAGTCTGAATCTAGAATTAAAAGTTCTAGAAAGAAAGATTGGACTCCACCATCCAGTTTGGATGCGCCAGCTGCACCGCATGGTATGTGTCATAGATGGATACGTACAGCAACTGCAGGCTTCGAGGACGTTGCAAACGTTTCGAAAAAGCTTAGGGAAGGTTGGGAATTTGTTAAAGCTGAAACACTGAAAAGTGAAATAGGTGAAAACGATTACCCAGTTATTCACGAAGGCAAACATGCTGGCCTCATCGGAATTGGTGGCCTTGTGTTGGCAAGGATACCAGAAGAGATTCTGAAACAACGTGCTGAGTATTTCGCAAGAATAACTCAAGATAGAACAGACGCGATTGATAGGGATCTTATGAAGGAACAACACCCGGATATGCCAATCAATATTGATAGGCAGTCCAGAGTGACCTTTGGAGGTAACCGCAAAAAATAATTTTTTTGCATTAACTACAAGAGTCTTAAATTAACGTTTATAAGGAGTATATAACAATATGGCAAACGTAAGTGAAAAGTTCGGTCTAAGACCGTACAGAAAGCTAGACGGTACGCCATTAGTTGGTGCACAAAACAGATATCTTATATCTGCTAATAACACTACTGCTATTTTCCAAGGTGACTTAGTTATCGCTGAAACAGACGGTACTATCACAAGACACGTTGCGAATAATAGCACAGCAGTTATTGGTGTGTTCAATGGATGTTTTTATACAGATCCTACTACGCAAAAACCGACATTTAGGAACTCGTACCCAGGTTCAGTAAACGCAAGTGATATTACAGCATTTGTAGTTGATGACCCTGACGCAGTTTTTTTAATGGACGCAGACGACACTTTTGCGAGAGCGGATTGTTTTAAAAACTATTCAGTAACTAATGCTACTGGAAATACAAAAACAGGAATATCTGAAGTTCAGTTAGATGTATCTGTATCTGGAACAAATGCTTCATTCGTGATTCAAGCGATGGACATTTCACAAGATCCAGGTAACTCAGCTACAGATTCTGCAAACGGAAATATTCTTGTTAGAATCAACAAACACTTCTACAGAAGTGGAACAGGTATATAGGAGTAATAGAATATGGCTATATCACGATCACAACTAGTTAAAGAACTAGAGCCAGGTTTGAATGCACTATTTGGCCTGGAATATAACAGATACGAAAATCAACACGCAGAGATTTTCGCTACTGAAACATCTGACAGAGCTTTTGAAGAAGAAGTAATGTTAAGTGGTTTCGCAGGAGCACCAGTAAAAGCTGAAGGTGCTGGAGTAGTATTCGATCAAGCGAACGAAACGTTCACTGCTAGATACACTCACGAAACAATCGCTTTAGCATTTGCTATCACTGAAGAAGCAATCGAAGATAACCTTTACGATAGATTAGCTGCAAGATACACAAGAGCTCTTGCAAGATCTATGGCAAACACGAAGCAAGTTAAAGCTGCTAACGTTTTAAACAACGCGCAGAAAGCTGGAGTGCTTGGTGGTGACGGTGTTCCGTTAATCGCGAACAACCACCCACTAGCAACAGGAGGTACATTCTCGAATGTATTAGCTGTAGCTGCAGACCTTAACGAAACTTCACTTGAGCAGTCGTTAATCGACATCGCTGGGTTTGTTGATGAAAGAGGTTTAAGAATCGCTACTACAGGTAGAAAAATGATAATTCCAAAAGAATTACAATTTACTGCAGAGCGTATTATGAAATCTCCAATGAGAACAAGTACAGCTGATAACGATATCAACGCGGTAAGAAGCATGGGAATGGTTCCAGAAGGGTATGTTGTAAACAACTTCCTAACTGATACTGACTCGTATTTCTTAATGACTGATGTTCCTAATGGATTCAAACAATTCGTTAGAGCACCAATCAAAACTGCTATGGAAGGTGACTTCGATACTGGTAACGTAAGATTCAAAGCTAGAGAAAGATACTCTTTTGGATTCTCTGATCCAAGATGTGTATTTGGTAACGGAAACTTACCTACATAATAGCTTAAATACTTAACGGTATTTCATAAAGGGGCGGTGTTCACATCGCCCCTTTTTTTATGTATAATAGAAAGACCTAGAATAATAATATATGTTGACTGGCTAGGCAGACGGTATAGAGACAACATATTAACGCTATACAAAGGAGAATATTATGGCAAACACAACATTTGATGGACCGGTAAGATCGAAAAACGGTTTTCAAAACATCGGACCTGATGCAGTTAAATCTGCAACTCTTGCAACTGATTTAACAGTTGCAGATAACGCTGGTAGAGTACTTTTAATGGATCCAGTTGGAACACCAACTGCGTTAACTATCCCTGCAATTGTATCTACAGCAGATGCAGCAGTAGCAGGACCAGGAAGTGATCCAAATAACAAATCTACAATTGGAACAACTTTTGAACTTATCTTTATAGATGAATTCACAGGTACAATTAAAACTGCGAACACTGATGATAAATTTGTTGGTGGTATCTCACTTGGTGTTGATAACACTGCGGTTGCAAAAGCATTTTTCGTGCCTGCAGCAGCAAACAATGAAGTAAATCTAAATGGAGAAGCTGGAGCTGGTAACGCTACTACAGGTGGTCTAATTGGTTCTAGAATTAAATTTACTGCAATTGCAGCAAATAAATATTTAGTTGAAGGTTTATTAATTGGTGATGGCACAGTTGCTACACCTTTTGATACTCAATAATAAATAATTAGTGGCTCCTTCGGGAGCCACGAACTAGGAGAATTTATGGCTTT